AAACCTGCACTTAAATCTATATTAAAATCCCTATACGTAGAAGCACTGGAGCTAGTATAATGTATATACTACAATTACAAGGCAAAGAACAGGAGGGAGCATACGCTGTTCAAGCATCAGATGGTAAGGTTGTTTACATGTTCCTTGACAAAGACGACGCTTTACGCTATGCTGGATTACTGGAAGCTGATGACTTCCCCAACATGTCAGTGGTAGAGGTGAATGATCGAGAGATAATTCAAGCTTGCATTACACACGGTCATGAATATTATGTTGTCACTCCTGACGATATAGTCGTGCCCCCAAGGGATTAATTTTTGTCGAATGATTCTATTTAAGTCTGTTCGTTGGAAGAATTTTCTTTCAACTGGTAATGTTTTTAGTGAGATAAGACTGGATGCAAGTCCTGCTACATTGATAGTTGGAGCAAACGGTGCAGGTAAATCTACATTTCTAGATGCTATCTGTTTTGGTTTGTTCAATAAACCTTTTCGTAAGATAACCAAAGCACAGCTAGTGAATGCGGTTAACGAAAGGGATCTGCTCGTTGAGATTGAATTTGCTATTGGTTCACGTGAATACATGGTGCGACGTGGATTTAAACCTACGTTGTTTGAAATTTATCTTGATGGTCAAATGCTTTCCCAAGAAGCAGCGATCAATGAGCAGCAAAAACATCTGGAGCAAAGTATACTGAGGTTGAATTATAAATCATTTACTCAGGTGGTGGTCTTAGGATCATCTTGCTTTGTTCCATTCATGCAACTTACACCCCCCAATCGTAGAGAAGTTATTGAAGATCTTTTAGATATTCGTATCTTCTCTACCATGAATACTATCTTAAAAGATAGAGTGAAAGGTGTAAAAGAAACTATTAGAGAGTGTGAGTATCAATATGATCTAGCAAAAGAGAAGGTACAACTGCAACAAAAATTTATTGCTAGTCTTGAAGAACAATCATCTGCAAACACTGCTAGACGCAAAGAAGAGATCATAACTCTTGAGGGTGAGATTGATTCTATTATGGCTAATGTATCTGATAATTTAGATATCTCTGCATCGTATGAAAAAAGTTTAGAAGCATATGGTGATGTAGAAACAGAACTAAGTGAACTCAAAGTATATGAGTCTAGGTTCAAGGATAAAAGAAAAGCATTTAATAAGGAGTATAAGTTTTTTGAGAACCATGATAGTTGTCCTACCTGTGAACAAGCAATTACTAAAAACCTTAGAAGTGCCAAGAAGGTTGAGATCTCTACACAGTTAAATGAATTAGATATTGCCACAAAGAAACTTAAAAGTAATCTTGATTCTATTGTCAAGAAGGTACAGGACAAACAAGTGATCATGACTGATCTCAGAGAGATACAGCAAAAAATCAATTCATATAATAAAGAGATACAATGGAAGAAGAGAGAAATAAAAAAGATAGAGGATAAGATATCTACAGGAGGTAACCTCAACATTAAAGAAGAGAAATCAAAGTTAAAGGATCTAGCCAGCGATGGATTGAAGGTAGAGGAATCCCTACTTGACAGTAAGAAAGTACGTAATGACTACGATGTCATTACTAATATGCTCAAGGATACTGGTATTAAGGCAGGTATCATCAAGAAATACTTACCTGTAATGAACCAGTTGATCAATAGATATTTAAAAGAATTAGATTTCTATGTGTCATTTGATCTTAATGAAAACTTTGAGGAGACAATTAAATCTAGGTTTAGAGATGAGTTTACTTATTCTTCTTTTTCTGAAGGAGAGAAGATGAGGATTGACCTTGCTCTACTATTCACTTGGAGAACTATTGCCAAGATGAAGAACAGTGCTAATACTAATCTGTTAATTTTAGATGAGATCTTTGACAGTAGTTTAGACACATCAGGTACTGATGATTTTTTAAAGATCCTTCATACAGTATCTGATAAGACAAATGTATTTGTCATTTCACATAAAACAGAATCCTTACAGGATAAGTTTGCTTCAACCTTACGTGTTGAAAAGAAACAAAACTTCTCTGTTATCAGCACAGAGGAATAAATAAAACACCGATAGAATTAACATGGAAAACAACAATCCTATACCTGGTACAGAAGTTAAACTGTCACCTGGCCTCTTACCAGAACAACCAACAGGTGATATAACTATTAATACTGGTACTGAGGGATCTATTGACTTTAACATTGATCCTGCAGGTTATGTAAACTACCATGACCATAGTGAGATCCTTGCTAAATTAGATGAACTTAGTGCTAAAGTAGATCATCTATTGGAACATGCACATCAGGGGTATGAAGTAACCCTCAAGAAAAATGAAAGTACCTAACTGGCAACACCATTCTAAAAAAGAAAAGAAGCGACACTTGAAACCACAGGCATTGCGTCAAGCAAGGAAACGTCGTGGACAATTAATAAAGTGTCTACTAAACCCTCCCAAGCGGAGGGTTTCTTGTTTATAATGTGTACATACACAACTTAGATTATGAACCTCGTTAAAGAATCACTTGCTAAACTACTTGCTCAAGAAGATCTTATTGTAGAGCACCGTCAGGTAGACACTGCACAGTTCAATGTTGAGACTAGAGTTCTCACTCTACCAATGTGGCATCACAATAGTAACCTAGTAGTTGACATGTTGATTGCACACGAGGTAGGTCATGCATTGTATACACCTAATCGTTGGGACTTCGTTCAAGATGTTCCTCTTAGTTTTGTAAATGTAACTGAGGACATTCGTATTGAGAAGTTAATGAAGCGTAGATACGAAGGTCTTCCTAAGACATTCTTTGGTGGCTACAATGTTCTTTCAGAGGAAGATTTTTTCAAAGTTAAAGATGTTGATTGGAACAACTTGAACATAGCAGATAAGTTAAACCTACATTACAAGATTGGTAGATTTGTAGATGTTCCTTTTGCTGCTGACGAGGTAGTATTTCGTGACGATGCATTGAACTTAGAGACATTTGATGATGCTCTTGATCTTGCTAAGAGAATGCATGTATTTGCTAAGGAGCAGTTACAAAAGAAACAAGAAGAGCAAGAGTTAGAAGCACAATCAATCAGTCTTCCAAATCCTAATACAAATAAAGATGTTACTGATGAAGAGCAGTTTCCTCTAGAAGATTTGTCAGAAGGTAAAGGGGAAGAGAGTAAGAATAGTCAATCAGAAAATGCCGAAGAAGCAGAGGTAGATGAAGGTGGTCGTAAAGCAGGTCGTGGCAACGGTCCTTCTGATGTACAATACTCAGCAGATGATGTTCACACAGCAGACACACTTGAAGATGCAATAAGAGATCTTGCAAGAAATCTTCCAAATGGTCGTGAGTTTGTTTACGTTGAACTTCCAAAAAAATTAAACAAAGAAACATTTGTTTCTAATGAAGAAGTTTCAAATCACGTTAGTCACTTCTACAACAGCAGAGTACAAATTCATCATCAAGGAGAATTTGCTGATGATTATGATATGAGAATGTCAAACTACTACATGGAAGAAATGGCAGAAGCAGACAAAGATTATAATGTATACAAAAAGCAATCACAGAAAGAAGTTAGTTATCTTGTAAAAGAGTTTGAGTGTAAGAAAGCAGCAGATGGTTATGCTCGTAGAACTGTATCTAAAACTGGTGTTCTTGACACTACTAAGTTACACACATACAAGTACAATGATGACATCTTCAGAAAGATTACTACAATACCTGATGCTAAAAATCATGGATTAATTTTCAACATTGATTGGTCAGGTTCAATGTCTAGTTGTATCTACTCTACTGTCAAGCAAGTACTTTCATTAGTATCATTCTGTCGTAAAGTTGGTATTGCTTATGATGTTTATTCTTTCACTGATGGATGGTCACATAATCCATACGGAGGATACAAAGAGACAGAAGAGAATGTTGGTAAAGTTATTGTTCGTAACTTCAACATGGTCAATCTTCTAACTAGCAGATCAAACAATCGTGATCATGAGAAACAGGCAAAGAACTTATTCCGTATTGCAAGATCATTCGCTACTCGTGGTTACGGTGTACCAACAAAAATGAATTTGGGTGGCACTCCTTTGGATGAGAGTTTGATTGCAATGAACCAAATTATTCCTGAGTTCAAAACAAGAACTGGATCACAAAAAGTTCACGTTGTATGTCTAACTGATGGTGAAGGTTACGGAACCAGTTATGGTCAAAAACTATCATATCATGATGGCCATGAGAGTATTGTTTCTCGTAGAATTAACTCTCTAACACGTCTACGTGACCGTCAGACAGGTCAAACATATGAGTTTGATGATAACTCTTATGCTGCATCAAAAACATTTGTAACTATGTTACGTAATCGTTTTCCTGAGTGTTCCTTTATGAACATCCGTCTTTGCAATAGTGGTGATTGGGGTAGGTTCAAGCGTGAGTGCTTAGGATATGACAATCCCGAAGGATATGAGAAAGCAGACAAAGAGTGGAGAAAAACAAAATCATTCATCTGTAAGTCTTCTGCATACACAGTTCAGTATGCTCTATCCATCGGTGCACTTGAAACTGATACTGAGTTTGAAGTTGCAGAAGATGCAACTAAAGCACAGATCAAGAAAGCATTCAGCAAGTCTCTCAATGCTAAGAAGATGAACAAGAAGATCTTATCTTCCTTCATCGAGCAGATTGCTTAGACCAATTAAATTAGTGGCACACTCATAGTACCAAAGTCCTATGGGATGTGTCATTATAATACTATACAAACATTGATTTCCTTTTTATTATGCCTTTCGAGAGAAAACTATCCGTCAACTTCGTAGACGAATTACGTGACCAGTTCGGTAACCACATCGACGCATCTCACGTCAAAAAATTTGCAACTAGCCAAGGTTGTGCTTACCCTACAGTTGCACGTAAGTTAAAAGCATACCAAGTTAAAAAAGGTTCATGGAACCTTACTATCGAGGAAGGCAGACAAATTCTAGAAAAGGCAATCGCTTCTCCTACTGTCTTGCCTACTATAGATCAAAACCTTATTCCAGTAGAAGATCCTACTTTTGTTAAGTTTGGTTCTTTCCCTGACATCAAAAAGATTGTTGCATCTAAGATTTTCTATCCTGCATTCATTACAGGTCTATCAGGTAACGGTAAGACATTCTCTGTAGAACAGGCATGTGCTCAGACAGGTAGAGAACTTATCAGAGTAAACATCTCTATCGAAACAGATGAGGATGATCTCATCGGTGGTTTCAGACTTGTTGATGGCAACACAGTATGGCATAACGGTCCTGTAGTAGAAGCACTCCAAAGAGGTGCAGTTCTACTCCTTGACGAGATTGACCTAGCATCTAACAAGATCCTATGTTTGCAATCTATTCTTGAAGGCAAAGGTGTTTTCCTTAAGAAGATCGGCAAGTATGTAAAACCTGCTAAAGGATTTACTGTTATCGCTACTGCTAACACTAAGGGTAAAGGTTCTGACGATGGTAGGTTCGTAGGCACTAACGTTCTTAACGAAGCATTCCTAGAGAGATTTCCTGTTACTTTTGAACAGGCATATCCAACACCTGCTACAGAGCAGAAGATGCTTGACCTTCTATCTGAGGACAAGGAGTTCAACAAGAGACTTGTTGATTGGGCAGACATCATTCGTAGAACATTCTATGATGGTGGTGTAGATGAGATCATCTCTACTCGTAGACTTGTTCACATTGTCAAGGCATTTCAAATCTTTGGCAATCGTGCTAAGGCAATCACTACATGTATCTCTCGTTTTGATGAGGAGACAAAGCAAGCGTTCCAAGAACTTTACGACAAGGTTGACGCAGACGTTGACTTTGAGGTATAATGTGGTATGATTAATGCATGGAGTTTAGCGGGTTCTGTCATGGACGGAACCCTTGATGAGGATTATCCTATTATGTCAAAGTGTAAGTATGAAGAAGATCAAACACTTGAGTTGGCCAAGAAGTACATTGAAAGTACATACTCTGCCCACTATACTAGTGAGGGGTCAAACATTCAAACACTTGATCTCATCGAATCAATTGGTGATGCAGAAGCGTTCTGTAGATCTAATGCAATTAAGTATCTAAGCAGATACAATAAAAAAGGTCGTCCCCAAGATGACATTCTTAAGGCGGTGCACTACTGTGTACTATTATATTATTTTAGTAAATGAAACTATCAAAAAGCACTCTTGATATTCTCAAGAATTTTTCTAACATCAATCAATCAATTTGTTTTAAGGAAGGTACAGAGTTGTCAACTCTATCCATCCAGAAAAACATTTTGTCTCGTGCAGTTGTAGAGGAGAAGTTTCCAAAGAATTTTGCTATCTATGATTTGAGTGAGTTTCTATCTGGACTTACTTTGTTTGACAATCCAGATTTCTACTTTGAGAATGACAACTATGTAATTATCAAAGATAAGAAAAACTCCTCTAGGTATTTCTTTGCTGATCCATCAACTATTATTACTCCTCCTGAGAACAGAGTAGAACTTCCAAGTAAAGATGTATGCTTTACAGTAGCATGGAGTGACATCTCAAATGTTATTAAGGCAGCAGCAATTTATCAGATTGAAGATCTGGCCGTTGTTGGAGATGGTTCTAGTATTAAACTTGTTGTTCGTGACAAAAAGAATGATACTTCTAACAGTTATGCTGTTGATGTAGGAAGAACAGATAAGAATTTCTCCTTTAATTTTAAAGTAGAAAATCTAAAGTTGTTACCAGGTGACTACGAAGTTGTTATTAGTAAATCAAATGCATCACTATTCAGAGATGCAAACAAAGATCTTGAGTACCTAATTGCATTGGAGCCTGATTCTAAGTATGAAGGATGATTTTCTTTGGGTCGAAAAGTATCGTCCCAAAAATATTGAACATTGCATCTTACCAACAGACATCAAAAATACATTTAAGTCTTTTGTTAAGAAGGGGGAGGTTCCTAACTTACTCCTATGTGGTACTGCAGGTATTGGTAAGACCACAGTTGCAAAAGCATTGTGTCATGAACTAGGAGTTGATTCTTATGTGATCAATGGATCAGATGAGGGTCGTTTTCTGGACACTGTACGTAATAGTGCTAAACAATTTGCATCTACTGTATCTTTGACCTCATCATCTAAGCATAAGGTCATTATCATAGATGAAGCAGACAACACCACACATGATGTGCAGTTGTTATTGCGTGCATCTATTGAGGAGTTCCAAAAAAATTGTAGGTTTATATTTACTTGCAATTTCAAGAACAAAATTATCGAACCACTTCATTCTAGAACAACTGTTATTGATTGTAATGTCAGAGGAAAGAACAAACAACAACTCGCTGCTCAATTCTTTGAACGGTGTCGTGGTATTCTTACCGCAGAAGATATACAATTTGATAATGCAGTGGTCGCTGAGGTCGTTCAGAAGTACTTCCCAGACTTCCGAAGGACACTCAACGAACTCCAAAGGTATGCAGCATCGGGGTCTATCGACACTGGCATTCTGGCGGTACTAAATGAGGTTCGACTTGGAGAACTTGTATCAGCGTTAAAGAAGAAAGAATTTTCCACTGTTCGTAAGTGGATAGTTACCAATCTTGACAATGATCCTAATGCTATACTAAGAACTGTATATGATAGTTTGTATGATTCTCTTGTACCTACTAGCATACCTCAAGCAGTTTTAATTATAGCCAAGTATCAATACCAATCAGCATTTGTTGCTGACCAAGAAATTAATTTACTAGCAGCACTTACTGAAATTATGGTGGAGTGTGAATTCAAATGATTATGAGCAAACGAGAAAAAATTAGAGCACAAATGAAATCCAGATGGTATTATCTATTCTGGGGAACTGCAACTGTAGCAGTTGTAGCAGGCCAAATTTATGTTGGCACATCATATCGTGCTATGGCAAAGTCTATGAATAGATGGTTTGACACAGCACTAGAAGTGCTTATACCTGATGCCCCTACCATTCCTCGTGGTAGATATGAACCTTTGATCCCACCTCCAACAGGTGATTTTGGTCGAGATCAACTGGATCTTACTGAGTTAGATCCTGATGATTATATTATTTGGTTAGAGACAGATGAAGAAGTCTGAACTAATACACTGGAGATTACAGGCAATGCTAAGAGAACATACCTTTAGTGATCTAGCATACTTAGGTGTAAGAAAAGATAGTATTGGTATCCCACAACACTGGTATAGTATAGGTGGCAATGAAGTGCCAGTAGATGCAATAGAAGAATTAGAATCAGTAGAAGAATGAACCTTAAAACACCACTAAGATATCCTGGCGGTAAGTCAAGAGCAGTTCCTAAGTTATGTCAGTGGCTACCCGCTGAGATCACGGAGTATCGTGAACCATTCTTAGGTGGTGGTAGTATGGCAATCGAGATAACAAAACGTTATCCTGATTTGTCTATTTGGGTTAATGATTTCTATGAACCATTGTATAATTTCTGGGTACAACTCAGAGACAATGGAGATTATCTTCATGATCAATTGCAACAATTAAAATCTAGATATCCAGATCAAGGTTCTGCTAAAGGATTATTTCTAGATGGTAAGGATAAAGTAAATGATCTATCATTAGATAGAAAAGACAGAGCAGTTGCATTTTATATTGTAAACAAATGTAGTTTTAGTGGTCTTACTGAATCAAGTGCGTTTTCAGCATCAGCAAGTGATTCTAATTTTTCTATGCGTGGTATTGATAAGTTACCATCGTATTCTAAATTAATTAAAAATTGGAAGATTACATGTTTAGACTATGCTGATCTTGTAGCAGATTGTCTAGGACGTGGTGAGATTAAGTGTGATGATAATACATTCATCTATGTTGATCCCCCATACAATATTAAAGATAACCTATATGGCCACAAAGGTAATATGCATAAAGGTTTTGATCATGCAAGATTTGCTGATATCATGGATGACACAATGGGTAATGTCATGATATCATATAATAACCACCCTGATATCGTTGACAGATTTTTAGAGTGGAGACAGTATGATTTTGCTCATACTTATACAATGAGATCTACAGGTACATACATGATAGATCAAACAAAACGTCGTGAATTAATTTGTCTTAATTATGGAAAGTTTAGGAGTGAGAGTGCTATCTAGTGGATACTGTCAACTCTACAATACACGTAGAGGAGGACTATCTACATTTGCACCTAATGCACAATCAGCAATTATCATGGGTGAAGAAGTCCATGTTCAAACCAAAGATGGAAGGACACAAATTTATCGTGTCAATAATTCTAGAACTGGTGTTGTAGGACCTATAAGAACATTCTAATGAAACCTGATAAAATTTTTGAAACAATAGTAGACACTCCTATTGTATTTGATGAGTTAACTCAGTTTTCAAATCTAATAGTTCCTTATAGTAAGTGTCATCCTAAATTCAACGCTAAGGTGTTAGAGCAGTGTCATCTAGATAGAGACAATGAAACTAGATCAGGCAGTTTAGCTGGAAATATATCAGCATCAGTTGGTGCTAGTGACGCTATGCGTGACTTGATACTTCCTGTAATATATCAAGGTCTAGACAAAATGACAGGGAATGATCAAAAAGATATGGTATGGGAGCCATTAGATATTTGGATTAATTTTCAAAAGAAACATGAGTTCAATCCAATTCATAGACATTTTGGTTTGTATAGTTTTGTCTATTGGGTACAGATTCCATATAACATAGAAGATGAGATGGAACTTCCTTTTGTAAAGAGTTCTGCTTCACCAGCAGCAAGTTGTTTCTCTTTGACTTATTATAATCTTCTTGGTAATATGTGCCAGAAACCTTTTATGTTGACTAAAGGTTTACATGATGGAGGATTTATTATATTCCCATGTAGCATGCAACATCAAGTGCATCCCTTTTATACATCGGATGATGAAAGGATATCTATATCTGGGAATGTAACTTACAAGTCAGTATCGGATCCAGATTTTATTCCAGAAAGATTTTTATTATGAAACTTGAACTCAAAGACTGGCTCAACTCAATCAACTTTAACAAGAACAATCTGATAGAAGAAGATGCAGATGCAATATCATCCTATCCTCCATACATTATCAACAGGTGTTTGTCAGGACACCTTGATACTGTCTTGTTTGCAAATGAGATGAACAAGTATAGCAACCTTGATAAGGATATGCAGTATAGTTTCTTCCTATATACTTTACGGAAAAGGAAAAGATTTTCCCCTTGGTTGAAGAAAGAACAGATTGATGATCTGGATCTTGTTAAAAAACACTATGGTTATAGTAATGAAAAAGCGAAGGTCGCAGTAAGTCTTCTAACCAAAACCCAACTTGAATACATTCGTAACAAACATGACATGGGAGGTAAACGATGACTGCGATCTCAGA